ATTCTTGAGATTGCTCAAGAAAGTGAAATGCCTAGAGCATATGAAGTTGCTGGTCAACTTATAAAAAGTGTCTCTGATGCTACTGATAAATTGATTGATCTTCAGAAAAAACTGAAGGATGTCAATGAAGAAAAAGTATCAAAAGGACCATCCACAGTCAATAATGCACTTTTTGTTGGATCTACTGCAGATCTTGCAAAACTGATAAAGGGAGAAACCCCTAAAAAAGACTGAATAAATATACTTGTAGATGGAGTAGAAATACGTGCCACTTAAGAAGCCATCAGAATTTTACGAAAAAAATCCTAATTCATCATTTGATGATATAAAGGAAGAGTTGAAAAATGCTACACCTGAAAAGGTAGAGCGAATTTCTGAAGCTTTTGATTCGTTTAAGAGTAATTTAAATAATATACAATCACTTTCTGATTTTACAGAAACCTTTAATACCTTTAAGTCTAATGTAGAGAAAGTAGAAGGTTTATCAAATACTGTAGAAGAGATAAGAGAAAATATTCAAGATCTTATTAGTAAGAAGGATCTTGATGATTCTATGATGGCTCATCTTCTATTTGTAGAAGAGTCGATAAGAAATGTTCAAGATAAAGTAAAGACTGTTAATAGTAATACTTTATTTGATGTAAAGGAAGAGTTTAATACATTATCTGAAAAAGTAACTGAATTTTTAGGTGAAGATGTACCTGCATATAAGAAATTAATTGTAGAGTCTGAAACAAGAGTAGATAGTAGATTTGGCGATTTTAAGGAGGAAGTAACTGATGTATTTGAGACTTTAGGAACTGATATAAAAGAAGAAGTTTCTAATATTGCTGATAATATTAAAGGTATTAATGAAGAAAACCTTTCTGGTATTAGAGAAGATGTAAAAGGTATTGGTGATAAAGTTAAGACATTAGTAGAACAAGAACTACCTGAATATAAGAAGTTCTTTGCAGAGACAGAATTAAAGACAGAAGATAGATTAGCAGAGAATGAAGAGTTAGTAGAAGAAAAATTAAAGAAGGTTGAAGAGAATTATAAGCAAGGAATTAAAGGAATTGAGAAGGACGTAAAGCAACACAGAAAGTCTTTAACAGAATCAAAGATAAAGACTGAAAAAGGTATTAATAAGTTATTCAAAGAGTTAGCACAGGATATTGTTACTCTTGATGAAAGACTTATTGTTCTTGATACTGGTGTTACTGCTGTTCATGAAAGAGTAGAAGGTAAAGAATCTGAAGTTGATAAAGTATTATCTGAAAAGATAATTAAGATTGAGAACCTGGTAAAGGAATCAAAAGTTCTTTCTGATACTGTAAAGAGTGACTTTAAGAATAGAGAGATCTCTAGTGATAGGAAGTTAGAAGAGTATGCAAATACTTTAACTTCTTTTGCAGAAAAGATAACTGAATTAGAATCTAATCTCTCTGATAATATCTGTGAATTGCAAGAGAATTTAGATACTAGCACCACAAAGTATCATGATGATCTTAAAATTAATGTAGAGCAGTTTGAGGAGACTTTATCCGATAAGTTAAAGGATTTACAGATTAACTTTACTGTAAATGAAAAGCATATTAAAGGTATTCGGAAAGAATTTGAGGATGTTGTAGAGAAATTAAATGTAGATGAAATAGCACAAAAGAGTAAAGAACTTACTGGTAAAGTTAGACAATTAGAAGAAGTATTAGAGAAGTTTGATCAGAAAGAAATCTTATCAGAGGGTCTATTAAATATTCCTCCTAATGTTGATAACTCTGATCCACTAACTCCTTTAGATAAGAGATATGTAACTCTTGATCAATTATCGGAGCATTATAGATTATTTGTTAATAGAGTTCAGCAACAACTAGCAACCTTTGGTGGAGGTGGTGCTGTTCGTATCAACGACATGGAAGATGTTGGTATTGGTACTGGAATTGGAACAGATGGATATGTTTTAAAATGGAACACAGGTCTTAAGAAATGGATGCCAGGTATCGGTGGTGCTGGTGCTGGTGGAACTTGGGCATCTAGTCCTACTGGTATTCATACTACTAGAAATGTAGGTATCAATACTACTGCTGCAAAATCTGACTATGCATTATGGGTTGCAGGTAAGATGGGTGTTGAGGGAGATCTCGAATATGATGAAGCAACTGCACGTAACTGGAATATATCTGGTGTGGCAACTGCTGCCAAGATGCATGTTGGTGTAGATACAGGAGTTTATGGTGAAGATTTAGTAGTCACTGGTAATGCTAGGATTGTTGGTATATTAACTATTGGTACTTCATCCATTATTATTGATGGTGAAGAAGATGCAATTTCTATTGGTAGCACAATTGATGGTGAAGATGGTGTTACTATTACTAATTCTGCAGTTACTATTGGTACTGGTGTAACAATTAGTGCTACTGCATCTGGTATTAACTCCGCACCTAATGTCCTTTATGTTGCAAAAGATGGTGTAGATACAAATAATGGAACATCAATTGACAATGCTAAACTAACAATTAAAGCAGCAGTTGGTATTGCTCAATCAGGAACAACAATTAAAGTTCTTTCAGGTAGATATGAAGAAGCAAATCCTATAGAAGTTCCTGCTTTTGTTTCGATTGTAGGTGATGATCAAAGAGCAGTTACTGTTACTCCTACTACAGCAACTAATGATTTATTCCATGTAAGAAAAGCATCCAAAATTGCAAACATGACTTTTACTGGTCATCTTGCTCCTGCTGCTGCAGTATCATTCCCTAAAGATGAGATTGCAGAAAATGTAGGTGGTGGTAAGTGGAAAGGACCATATATTCAGAACTGCACTAGTGATACAACAACAGGAACTGGATTGTATGTTGATGGAGATCAAGCAAGATCATTGAGTTCTATGAACGTTGACTCATACACCCAATATAATCAAGGTGGAGTTGGTGTTGCTATTACTAATGGTGGATTTGCACAGTTGGTTTCACTGTTTACTATTTGCACTAATGAAGCAGTTACTTGTGATAAAGGTGGTCAAGCAGATATAGCAAATAGTAATTGTAGTTTTGGTACTTTTGGATTGGTATCAAGGGGTGTAAGTGATTTACAATACACAGGTATAGTCACGGCAACTGCTGCTGCATCTCAAGCGGATGTCAAAGTAAATGTAAGTACTCCTACGTTAAACATTAATAATTTTGTATATGATCATCTTTCTGGAATAGCAACGGTTACAACAACTGCTGCTCATGGATTCCAAGTAGGAATGGGAGTAACACTTTCGGGTATTGGAGTGACTTGTGCATATGGAAGTAAGACTTATCCATCCAAGAAACCTTTTGTATTTGACGTAGATTCAATCCCATCTACAACATCATTTATTGTTAATGTAGGTATATCTACTCTTGCTCATACATATGTGTCTGGAGGCACTGCCAAGATAGACGTAGATCGCCCCTATGATGGTCAATTAGTCTTCTTTGATACATTGTATAAGGATGTTAATAAAATCGCTGTAGGGTCAGGTGGAACAGGGTATTCATTTACCCCAACAGTCACAGTAGATGCACCTACTGGACCTAATGGTGAAAGAGCAACTGCATTTGCAACTTTAGAAGGAGATGCTGTTGCATCTATAACCATTATTAGTAGTGGTAGTCAATATGTAGGAACACCAAATATAACAATTTCTGCACCAGAAGTAGGTTCTAATACTGCAACTGCAAGTGCAACTATGGAAGATCTTTATTATACAATAAATAGTTCGACACCTGTATCTTCAGGTATTTCTACATTATCGCTTGCTACTAACTTATTAAGTGCAGTTGGAGTTGGTTCAACAGCATACTTCTCACAAGGAAGTAGGATTGTTGCTAGTTCTCATACATTTGAATATGTTGGTGCTGGTAATCAGATTGTTACTGCTACACCTAAACGTGGTGGTGTTACCAATCAAGAAAATGAAGTTGTTACTGAAACTGGTGGTAAGATTCTTTATACCAGTACAGACCAAGCAGGTAACTTTAGAATTGGTGATGATTTGCA